TTTAATTTTAATTGCGTTTTTATCCCGTATGGCTCCTCCTCTGAACCACGTATGAACTGTCATACGAGATACCCCAAATACCTTAGCCACCTCTATGATAGGTAGGTCGGCATGGACACACGCTTTAGCTAATTTAACCCCTAATCTTTCGTTGTCTGCTTTCCTTAATTCAATGAGAAAGGATTGGCTATATTTTTTAGGCATGGCTTATCCTTGTGACCATTGATTAATAATGTCAGACAGGTCATCTGCAGCTTGAACAGGAGGTTTAGTATCTGCTCTTACTTCAGGTTCTGCTGACGCAGTTTCAACTTCAGCTTGTGGTTGATCAAAAGTTTCTGCGCTGTCTGCAGAGTCTTGATGCACATAACCGGACTCTTCTTCAAATCCAAATCGGCTTGCCCCTTGTGTACCATCTACATACTGAATAACTTGCACTGCGCGTAGACGTAATGCTACACCGGCACCAATTAAACTTGTATAGTAGGGGGCAATCGTGCCTGCTACTTTTATTTCAGATCCACCCCAAATGTTACTGTTGATCATAGGGATACCCTTTGCGTCAAAGATAGCAGGTTTATACGCGGCCTTTGATTTAAACTTAAGGATGATATTGCCTGTTGGTTGACCGGCTTCATCTTTCTCTTCAGCCCAAGGTGGTGGAGCTTTCTTAACTTCATTACCTTTAGCTTTCTTTGTTTCCTTTGAAATGTTTTCTGCATACACTTCATTGATTTGTTTTAGGATTGGCAAAGCTTCTTCTTTTCCTAGAATTAGATTGACTTTGTACTCTCCCTCCTCAGAAAATTTAGTATCCGGTTTAGATAACCAAGGATACTGTGCGAGACCTTTCGGTGTCGTAAATGCTACATTTGTTTGCGCCATATAATTTCTCCTTATTTAGCGGTTGGTTTACGTACAGTTATTTTGAACTCTCTCATAGTGCTGATGCCTGGAGGGAGTCCCTCTTCTTTGTGGGTTCCGACATACTCTTTAAAGTTAGTCTGACTTATGCGTTGCTGTAATAACTCAAGGGCTTGGTTCTCAAGAACAAACTTCTTAAAGTTATCCCAGTCACCACATACGTAGTTTTCTTTTAAAGTTTTAATAATCGTACCACTGTCGGTGCGTAGTGTTTCAGCACCAATATCATTACAAGTATTTAACATAGCTTCCTCTAAGCGATCCATCTGCTCTTTGAAAACACTGTCTTCTTGCTCATATTTTCTAGCTAGCTTCTCTCGTTGTAATCTTAATGCGAGATAGGCTTTGACTAGAGAATCTGCTTTAATTTCACTCATCTTCAATGACCTCTCTATATAAATCAACTAACTGTGTATGCGCATCTACCTTACCCTGTAGCATGGCATACAGCCTTTTTTCAACGTCTGAACCTTGCAGGTGAACTACTGTCATTTTGTTCTTTTGCCCTACACGATCAATACGAGCAACACATTGTAAATAAACTTCAACGCTTAAAACAGGCGACCAAAAGACAACCGTGTCTGCCCTAGTTAAAGTTACACCATGTGATGCTGACTGAGGTTGTATAACAAGAACCCTCGGGTCATCAGCCGTTTGAAACTCTTTAATAATGCGTGTGCGATTAGTAGCACTTACATCGCCATTAATAATATCGTTTGTAATACCCTGTTTATTTAAATGTTTAGAAACAATATCTATCGTGTGTCTAAAGGGTACAAAGATAAGTATCTTATGTTCTGTTTGGTCTATCACTTCTTGTAATGCTTTAAGTCGTGGCGTGATGTCAAAGTCTACAACTTTTTTATCGTCAGTGTAGACTGCGCCACCCGAGATTTGTAAGAGTTTGCTCATGTTAGCTGCGGCGTTCACCGAGGTAATCTCTTGACCTGCGGCTTCAATCAAGAACTCTTTCTTCAATTCTTTATAAAACTTCTCTACTTGTTTTGATAGTGGAACCTCTCGTGTCTGATACATAACTTCGGGTAGATCAAGACAATCATTTTTAGCAAACCGAATCGCCGGTTGTAATACTTGAAATACTTTAGCCTTGCTATCCGTTTTAGGTAGCCACTTAAATCGTGTGACTTGGAACATAACCATGTCGCGCCACGCTGATGAAAATTTAGGCACTCGATGTGGGCAGATTAAACGTGCAAGGCCATAAGCGTCTATTGGTGATTGTGATGCCGGTGTTCCTGTCAACATCCACAGTCTTGTTGTAGGCTCTAGAATATTATTAAGTGTTTTCCAACGGGTTGTCGAAACAGACTTGTATGCGTTAGCCTCATCAACAACAATCAAATCAAACTTAGCTTTTTTAATATCATCTTTGACAATAGCAACACCATCATAGTTAATAATAACAAACTCATATTGAGGATTATTAATAACGGCTCTACGATCATCAGGTCTACCATAAGCAACTCCCGGTATTCTATGAATACATGTATTGTAAATATCGTTTTTCCAGGCCGAAGTCATGATTGAAAGTGGACATATAACCAATACTCGCTTGATTTTGCCCTCATTCATCAAGTAATCAGAAGCCCATAGCACTGATGAAGTCTTGCCTGTGCCCGCCTCATTAAAACAAAAAGCACGAGGGCTGATCGATAAAAACTCAGAGGTTACTTTTTGATGCTCGAATGGGTGAAAACGTCCTGTCCATTTATAGTCGCGGATAATAGGTGAGGGCACCGGTTTCTTGAATCGAAACAATGAGTTAAGTTTAGTCACTTCATCAAGCCCCCAATTTACAAGGACTTCTGATGACCCCTCTTGACTAGAAATAATTTTAGATTTTGTTATTTCTTCTGTAATTTTTTTAGCGTTAGCAGGCAACACAGTTAATTGCAACGCATGATTATCAATAATCTTCATACCTCTCCTATAAAGATTAAAGTTTACTTTATAACTTCTAACTGGTCAAGTATTATTTGATTTATTTCTTAGATTTCTTTCGTTCACGTTTACTTGTTTCTGATACAAGCTTACCACTTGATGAACGTCTGAATGAACGGTTTTTAGATTTAGACTGAATAGTCACGCCGTGTTTGTTAGAGCCCCCTTTGGAAAAGGCTTTACGGTGTGATACATCTTTTCCTTCCCGCGCATCTGCTTTACCATTACCGTTTTTATCAGGCAATTTTTTATCTAGTGCACGACGAGCACGCTGGCGCTCCATGCGTTTTTCATGCTCACCCCTTGCGAGCTGCTGTTTGTACTCTTTCTTGTGAGGTCTTTTTTTGTTGACGTATGGCATTTTCTGTCACCTTTTTACACCAATTAATAAACTGTTCTACTTCCATGTTTCCTCGGAACGAATTAATCGCCCTACATACTATCTGTATGTTATCGTAATTATACTCTTTTCCCGCATTAATTCTATCGATACTTGCGTTGGTCAGTATGATTTCTCCCCGCTTATGGTAGCAAGTAAGCTCGATCCCGGACAATGCACATCGATAGTTTTGTGCTGCTGTTTTGCCTATTAATTCAGCAACTGTTAAGGAGTGATCCTTTTTAGTAGACAGAATGTGTTTATAATATTTATCCCAGTTATGATTGTCTCTTTCGTACCGTTGATTAACTCGGTAAATGTTATTACATTGAGGAGAACAATTTATGTGTTTAGGGTGGTTTGTCTCGAAGGGCGTATTACATGTAATACAAACTTTTCTAAACATTCTACTTCCTAGGTTTATAAAACTCGCAAGTATCAACCGGACACCATCCACACAGAGGCGTGGGGTTAGGTGTCCACACATCATCTTTATACGACAACGTCAATCTATCTAATGTCTGCTCAAACTTCTTCCAAGATTGATAGATAGTTTCTCGGTCATATTTTTCCTGCACAAAACTATTCTTTAATATAAAAAGTAATCCTGCTTTAATATGATTAATCTCAGGAAAATGTGCAAACAACATTAAGGCCATAAGTCTTAACTGTTTAGGATCAGGATACTTATTACTCCCGGTCTTGTAGTCTACGACGTAGGCGTTCTCTCCGTCAATAATAACTAAATCAGCAATACCTCGAACCCAACGTTTCTCGTCTTCGAAGTCGCAAGGCTTCAAGTTTTTATCTAGTGCCATCTTATATTCAGGAAGTTTTTCGCCCGGTATAGCAATCAACGTATCCACTACTTTTTGAAAGCGCTGATAGTTTTTAGCTAAAGGTTTGTTTTCTTTTACATACAGTTCTAAAGCTTCATGCACTTCAGTTCCGTATAACATCTGAGGTGTCGGTTCAATCTTATAATTTTCCAACACTCGCATTTGATGATATTTTCTTGGGCAGTTCTCATACTCTTTTAGGGAGGAGTAACTCCAAGTAAAATCGGTCAATGTCCTTGTCCTCTATATTTTTTAAATGAACGTTTTTTGTGTTTGTTCATGGTTTGTCGTTTGACTTTGCCGCCTTGACTTGTGCGTTTGTTAATTTTGACGTGAGGCTTACGTCCTCCTACGGATTGTTTAACTTTAGCCATTAGTGTGTCACCGACTCCCACGTGCCGTTTGGATAGGGCACAAAAAATTTCTCTTGTAAGTCAAGAGGTAGGTAAATGTAATCCCTATGCTGACATAAACTGTCATGCTCAGGGTAGTAAGTTCTAACATAAGCTTCCGCATCATTACAGCTTGTAAACGTGCCAATGTATTGAGGTGAGCCATTTAAATAAATTGCCAAAATATAGTCCAACATGATTCATGCTCCTATCTATTCCTTTCGGTATCATAATATTCGGCAGTGTGCTCAACTTCGTCGTGCTTTTCTTTTTTAGATTTTTGAAATATTTTATCATAGTTGTCTTCATACTTCTTACGATTTGTTGGTCTTTGTTTGCTTCCCTTTCCTCCATCGCCCATCACGCCACTCCTTTACTAATGAATGAAAATCTAGTTTAGTCTTATCTTCTGCAAATTGCAAGGTTAATAAATATCGTGTGCCACCGTAATTATATATTGAATGCTCTACTTGGTTGTTGAAAAAGTAGTAAACTCCGCGTTCATATTTAAGTTCATGAAACTCTCCTGTAATTGCGCCCTCCTTTTTAGGGGCTCTAAATATACAATGACTATGTGCATGATTAACTAACATATTAACACAAACCCCTCGGTTATCATCAACGTGCCAGTCATAAAAAGTGTTTGGCTGCAATCTAACTACTCCGGCCTCAAATCTGTGAGCTTGGTAGAGCTGACGTAAGAATGGGTCGGCCTTACGCAAAACCTCTTGTTCGATGTATAACAACTCAAAGTTAAAATATTTTATCCAGTCAGTATCCTTTGCCATTTGACAAGCAAGGTATATTTTTGTAGTAAACTCTGATTGGTAGGGAAGTTCAAAATAACAATCTGATGATTTAACAGTCTCCATAGTTACTTGCATAGCCCCCCTCACATGTCACTGGCAACCCTTTAGCCCACTCCGGTGCCGTGCTCATTTTTTCTTTAATAAAATCTAAAGTCTTCTCTGCTTTACTTTCAGGCACAACATAAACAAGGGCGTCATGCACAGTTAATACAGGTCTATAGCGTCGCCCAATTTCACACATTTGATCTCCAATCACAATACGCGCTAAAGCTTGGACAATATTTTCAACTACTGCACCGCCCCAGATTTTTATTGTTCCTCGTCTGGAATTGTATGTGTAGTCCCCATCATCTAGTTTTAAATTGGGGTAGTGTATATATAGGTTGTTGGGTAGTTTGAGACCTTCCGGTGTAACTAAGATAGCTTTGCGATCATCCAAATAATAAGGTGGTTTGTCGGCAGGCCATGATGCCATGTCTGATAATGCCCGATCACATTCTCGCCAAAGTTTTACGACCTCGTGATTGACTTCACGATAAAGATTCACTAACCGCTCGCATTCTTGATCTGACATATCTTGACCGGCATTGAGTTTTAAAACGTTCTGTAGCTTACGCCATCCTGTGCCATAGCCTAATCCTAATATACAAGTCTTGCCTACGGCTCGTTCTGTTTTAGTAATATTACTATGGTTATAAACACGTCTTGCAAAATTCACATACACATCTTCACCATTAGCAAATTGTTGTAGCACGTCATGTTGTCCTGCTAACCATACCAACACTCTTGCTTCAATCTGTGATGAGTCTACGTTGATAACGACATGGTCTACAGGCGCGATGATTGCTTGTTTTAAAGCTTTCTTTTTGACGTCTCGACTAGGTAAGTTTTGAAAGTTAACCTTGTCTACGCCTGCCCATCGCCCTGTATGCGCCCCATAATACTTGAGTGGTATAGGTAGATACCCATTGTTTCTTTCTGCTATTTGTATGAATCGTTCAATGCGAGATTCTTCTATGGTAGATTTAGTGCCGAGTCGAACAGCACAGAGTTCTTGTATGAATGGATCTTCGTGTTCACAAAGGGCTAAGAACCCCTCGTCGTTTTTGGATAATGCAAATGTATCTTTGCCCGTGCGAGGGCTTTCTTTCATTGGCACGGCTACGCCATGTTCTTCGAGAAGCTTAGCAAACTGTTGATTACTTGCTAATACCCTACGCACCTCTTCTTCTGAGTCTACATTGAGTTGAGTCTGTAAACTTGAAAGCATGTTTGACTTTTCTTCTTTAATCTCAATAAGTCTTTGCTGTAAAAGTTCTCGATTAAGCTTTAATTTAGGTTCAATGAACATACGAAGCGTAGCATCAATGAGCATCCACTCCCTACTAGCTTTAAACTTCTTTTCAAGAATATTAAATAAGTCGTAAGTAAGCTTAACGTCATTCTTGCAGTATGCCCCATATTGTTTGAGCTGATACTCTTGAAAGTCCTCGAGTCGTTTACCTTTAGCGTCAAGCACTTCCGTGCCTTTCTCTCCTAGTCTATAACGTTCAGCCAATGCTTTAAGTGAACCGCCTGCATCTACACCATGCAAGGCGCGTGCTAAACATAACGTATCAAGATAAGCACTGGGAGTGAACCCAAAGTGCCATTTAAGAATTGCGCCGTCAAACATGGTGTTGTGACAAAGTAAAAGACTTTCCTTCCAGTTAATTGAGGCGAGCACTTTTGATGCCTGTTCCTCACCGACATAGAACTTAGTCTCGCCGTCGTTAATTTTGATGCCCATGCCTATAACCTGAAAGCGTGGGTCGTTGATGTATTCTTCAGTGGTTAATCGATTGAGGCCATAGCCGGTGTCATAGAATGTTTCAAAGTCAATCGTTATTAGATCGGTCACTCGTATCCTTTCTCTCTTTTTTGCAATACCCTATAATGTTATATGTTCCCATCTCGGACTTATAGCCACACCACCATTTGCCATTATGAAACTTGGCAGGGTCTCCACACTTATGACATATTGCTTTACCTACTTTTAGCATGTTTGAGCCTTTTGAGTCTTTCTTTAGCATGTTTTTTGATGTCTTTCTTGGTAGATTCGGAGGCAGTAAGCCAAACGTCAAGATCATCATATGTTCTTCCACAAGCTTCGCATACTTGCTCTCCCTCGAATTGTTCGTATCGACAATAGTTTTTGCATGGTGATTTGGTTGTCATAGTTTATTTGCAAAGAGATCATGTTCGTCGCGACAGTCCGTAGAACACCAACGACGTCCATCATCTTGTTTAATAGATTCGCCACACCAAATACACTTATGCGTATCATTGGTGGGAACATCTGTTTTGATTGATCTTAGCGTAACATCTAATTGTCGTTGCGCCTCATCATTTGCTAAATCAGCCTCGTCTGCCACTTAATTGTCCTAATGATGTTGCCCAGTTACTTCTTGCCCTTGCTTGCACTTTGGTCAAAACTGGAGGAAGTTTTAGTTTACCCTCTTTTTCAAATCTTTCCAATACAGAAATGCCTACACCGGCATAGAGAGCCACCTTTGCTCTTGAAGTGTTTGGGTTTTCTTTTATGAACCGAATGGCTCTTTCTAAAAATTCATTGTATTGGTCTTGTGTATATTTGTTACTCATGTTATCCTTTCTTAAAAAAGTGGTTCGCCGTGCTTGGCCGTAAATTCTTCATGGCTCAATTCGGTAGATGGTTGTTCAGTTAGAATCGTTTTAATGGTGCAGTCAGGCTTATCTTTAATAAACCATTCTGCATCACGCTTATGATAAAACTTGCGTAAGGGTTCTTCTTCTGAATCTAATATTATACACTGTTTAGTCCTCACAATGTCCGCCGACACAGTATTTAGCATTCAATATTTCTTTGGCTAAATCTTCGGATACTATCTTCCGTTCTGCGTCGTCGATATGTTGCTCGATATGTTTTAGTTCATCTGATTGTAATAGTAGATCGATCTCATCAACTAAGGCTTGAGCGTCATCAACATGGGTGTCGCCTAGTCTGTGTTCATTGAGTAATCTTATGTGGTCTAATAATAAACTACGAGTTCTTTTGAATAGATCTTGACTCATTATCTTCTCTCACTTTCGTTCTTAGTTTTTGTAAATAATAATCAGCTTTGTCTAGGTCTTCAACGCCATTCTTCCGTGCGAACCTCCACACATACTTAATAACATTGGCAACACAAACTGCAACAATGCCGACTAGCCCAATGGTTGCTGACTCAATAGCGTCAATACACTCGACCTTGCCTTGAGTGTAGTGCGCCGGTCTGTTTACGTTATCATTCTTCATAATAAAACTTTTGCTTACCTGTGACATAATACTCTAGCATACCTACATTTGTTTCGTCAATCAATAATGAGATGCCTCCTTGTATAGATATGTCTCTTAAGTGTTTCTGTTGCAAGGCCGTAGGCTTATTGCCGTTAGCTTTGCATTCAATCCCAATAAACTTTCCTTTGTAACACGCGATAATATCGGGAACACCACTAGCACCATAGCCACCTGTGGAGGCATAGAAATAGTATGCCCCCAATTTTTTCAGAATGTCACAAACTTTAACTTTGACTTTCTTCTCAGGTGTTGCCATTACGACTCCAAAGGAGGTAGATCAACTTCACTCAATGGAGGAAGTATCTCAGGCAATTCTTCGTAGGCCTCAATGCTCAAGTCTGCAATATCAGGTAGAGCATAGGGTGTATGAGATAGGTCTGCTAAATCTTCGTAGACCATTTGGACGCTTGACTCAAAGCCCTCTTGAAGTGGGGGTAAGTCAGCTACTTGGGGTTCATCAACAGGAATAACTTCAGGTAATGGTTCATAAAATCCTGTGTAATAGTTTTGATTCTCAACTACCGGTGGTTTGTCTACTGTCGTTAAATAAAGCATAGTCCCTGCGATACCTAACACAATCGCACCTGCAATTAAATTGGTTCTTGCTACTCTTTCTTCGTTCATAATAATCCTCTCTAAAAGTTAATAAAATACTACTCAGTTTCTGACTCTTCGACTACCTCAACCTCAATGTTCTTGAGTTCTTGGTGGTCAATGAGCCAATCCTTAAAATCTTTGAATGCTACTTCAGGGTCTACTTCCTTATGCCAGAGCAGTTCGAGTATCCCAGACATGCCTCCAATGACTGCAAGTAGGTCGTGCCTATCTGCTTCCCATATATTAACAGGACAACCAAAGTAAGCATAAATATCATTCTCCGTATAATCAATTTCTTTCCTTTCACTCATGTTAATCTCCTAAATTTTATAGATAACTTCGTCTTCATTCAACTCTCGCGCCTCACACATTTGATCTGCCAACGCACGTTTCAAATGTGCCAAGTGAAAGTTTGGGTGTGTTGCCTCCACGACAAACTGTCTTCCTACTACCTTAAGTCGTGGCGTTTGAGAAGCGAGCATCTTCGCGTCTCGTTGATCTTTCTTTGTTATAGATGTCATTGTAAATTTCCATAGGTTGAATACAATCGTGG